AGAAAAGAACTAGAACTATTAGCAAGACAAGCACTCAAAGAAAACGAACTAGCATCAGGCGAAAGAGCTGCTCGTTATGCAGTCAGCCATGTGCAAAAATATCTAGGCGAGAGAGTTAAGAGTCACAATGTTCCAGGTAAAAACACATGGTATTACTTGGCAGACAATGAAATGAAGAGGCCTTGGAGTGAAGATTGACAAGGACTCTATGGAAGAGGCAGTCAATGATGTTGGCATTGGATTAGTATTATCTTTTCCGATCAGCTATGGTTTGCTTAGGTTGTGTAGCTATCTTGAGGTTAGTCTTGTAGCTACATCTGTAATACAAGTATCAGTGTTTACTTTGGTAGCAGTCGTTAGAAAGTATATGGTAAGAGTTTATTATAAGGAGAGAGGATGATGGATTTACCTAATAAAAAGTATAGAGTTATATATGCTGATCCACCTTGGAATGAGCAAGGTGGAGGAAAAATTAAGAGAGGTGCTGACAGGCACTACAAGTTAATGAAGACTAAGGATATAAAAGAACTACCTGTATCAAACTTAGCAGATAAAGAATGTTGGTTATTTCTTTGGGTAACAAACAATTTTTTAAAAGATGGGCTAGAAGTTATGGAAGAATGGGGTTTTACCTACGTAACTAATTTAGTGTGGGCAAAAAATACTATTGGTCTTGGTTATTACTTTAGAGGACAGCATGAGATATGTTTGTTTGGAAAGAAAGGACAAATGAAACCTGAATCAAGAAGCGAAAGCACATTAGTTACAGCAAAGAAAAGCAAACATAGCAAAAAGCCAGAGGAGTTTTACAAAAAGATTGAAGCAATTAACAGTGGACCTAAGATTGAACTCTTTGCTAGAAACACTAGAGAAGGTTGGGACAGTTGGGGTAATGAAATATGAAAGTATTAAGTTTATTTGATGGTATGAGTTGTGGACGTATCGCTCTCGATCAGCTCGGCATACCTGTAGAGAAGTATTACGCAAGTGAGATAGATAAGTATGCTATCCAGGTCAGCCAAGCAAACTATCCAGACATCATACAAGTTGGTGATATATGTGACCTAGACCCAAAAGATTACATGGATGTAGACCTTATGCTCGGTGGCTCACCGTGTCAGGGATTTTCATTTGCGGGAAAGCAGCTTGCCTTTGATGACCCAAGAAGTGCATTGTTTTTTGAGTTCATACGTTTGCTTAAAGCAATAAAGCCAAAGTATTTTTTATTAGAAAACGTAAGAATGAAAAAAGAGTTTTTACAGGTCATATCGCAACAAGTATCAGAGTGTTATCCTGAAATACCCTTTGGCATAGAACCAATCTTTATTAACAGTTCGTTGGTATCAGCACAATCTCGCCAACGCTACTATTGGACTAACATACCCGGAATCAAACAGCCAGAAGATAGAGGTATAGTGCTAAGAGATATATTGGAAACTGAAACAGATGAACGCCCTGTAAAAGATACTAAAAGAAATCAAAGGCACTACAAAAATGAAGATGAAAAGTCTTTGTGTATGACAGCGACTATGTATAAGGGTGCAGGTAATAATGGTATGACCTTAGTTCCACAGAAACCTATCAAAGTAGGCATGAATGTCGAAGAGGTTAAGGTAAGAAAGCATGAGGTAGACGAAAAAGCATTACAAAAACTGCTTAGATCTGCAAAAAAAGAAAGCAAAAAGACAATAAAAGATATAGCAAAAGAATGTAATGTGCCTTTGACCAAGGCTGAACATTGGTTTAGGACTGACAGCAGTTTTGCTATACCTAAAGATACAGTGTGGATAAAGCTTAAATTTGTGTTAGGTATAACAACAAACAAGTTTGACAAAGCATTATTAGAGTTTGAATACAGAGATGGTGTATATGAAAGCACTCAAAGAGTTTACAGCGATCAAGGTAAATCCCCTACGCTTACTGCATCAAACAAAGAGCAAATGATTGAAACTAAGCCTAAACAAGTAGGCATAGCGGTTGATGTTAATGGATATGATTGTCTTAAACGAGTCTACAGTCCAGATGGTAAGTCGCCTACAGTCACAACCTGTCAAGGTGGTAATACAGAGCCTAAGGTGGCCGTTCAGTCTTATAGAGAAGTAAGAACAGATGAGGCTAAAGCAATGCGTAAGATGGTAAGGCAACAAACAGGTAAAGATCATACACCTTTCAGAGCAAAGAAATTAGAGCCTAGAAAGGATGGCAAGGTCGGAACAGTCACACCTAGTCTTAATAAAGATCATGAGATAAGTATTGAGAAAGAAGAACTTACCTGGAGAAAGCTAACTTGTCGTGAGTGTGAAGCATTACAAACAGTGCCGAGGGATTATACAAATCATGTCAGCAACACTCAAAGATATAAGATGCTTGGCAACGGCTGGACTGTAGAAGTTATAAAGCATATCTTTAAAAATATGGAAACAACATGATTTTTTGGAGAGAAATAAAAATCGTAGAGTATGTAAAGAAAAAATACAAGGAATATGGAAGTAAGCCAGTTTTGTTTAACCCTTACAATAAAACAGAAATTAAGGGCAAACACCCAACTCTTACTGCACAAGGCAATAGTCAAACCAAATCTTCGTCTGTAATTTTACACAAAGATGGTAAATATTATTTGCCTACCTCTACTTTATGGGAGGAATTGCAGAACGTGCCGAAAGGATATACTGATTATGTGCCAGAAAACAAAGCAAAAGATTTATTAGGCAACGGCTGGACAATTGAAGTCATCAAACATATCTTGCAAAACATGGAGACAGAATGACTGAGTGGCATGGTGGCAAAGGCAGTCGTGATCGCACAAAAGATCGTGATAAATTTAATGAAAACTTTGAAAGAATTTTTAACAAAAGGAAGATAGATATAACTAAACTTAAAAATGTTTGGGAAGAAAAATCTACGAAAAAGGAGAGAAAGTGACAACAACAAAACGCAAGGGTGATTGTGCAAAAATTATACAAAAACGGCTGTGCAATGCAGAAAAGCCCGATTGCACATGCCCTTCTGTATCACGCATTCTTACAGGGTTTAGGTGGTTGTGCGGTTGTGCAGTTGCACATGCCTGCACATACGCACATGCACGGCTGAAAGCCCTATTCCTACAGGTATGTGCAGTTGTGCGGTTGTGCATCTCTATAGAGAACTATAGAAAGGTGTGTATTAACATACACCTTTACTTAGGAGAGATAGGTTTCTCTAAGAGAAATATAGTGAGAATTTAGACATGGCAGGAAAGAAAAAAATAACAAAAAAACAGGAAAAATTTATCGATCTCATGGTGTATCAAGATTACAACCAAACGAAGTGTGCTCATCTTGCAGGCTATGAAAATCCAGGTGTTGCTGCGACTAGGTTATTGAGTGAACCAGGTTATGAGCATGTGCAAGAAAAGATCAGAGATCTTAAAGCTATTCAGAGGAAGAAGAATGAAATTACTTTTGAGGGCATAGCTAATAAGTTAGCAGAGATAAGAGATGTGTCTTTAGCAGATGGGAGTTATGGACCTGCGGTCACGGCAGAGATTGCGAGGGCAAAACTTGCAGGCCTTATGGTAGATAGGAAGGAGCTGAAGATACACAAGATAGATAACATGAGTAGAGAACAGTTAGAAAGTAGGTTGCAGGAGTTAGTCTTGCAGAATCAGATCATACTTGGAACGGCTGAAGAGGTTAAAGATGATAAGACTATTGAGGATCAGTCTGATCCAGAATAGTCTGTATTCTATCTTTTGCTTCTTCTAACTTGCGTTCACAATATCTTGCGACCTTGATACCTTCTTCAAAACTTTTTACTGATTGTTCAAGTGATATGTCGTTGCGTTCTAGTTCTTTGACTAGCCCTTGCAACTTTGATAATCCTTTCTCAAACGACATTACATCTCCTGGAACATGGCATAGACCATGAGTAGCACTATACCTACGACTGCGAATAAACTCATGTCCATTATGCTGTCCTCTGAACTGTATATTTTTTACTGATAGGATCTCTCCAAAAACAGAACTTGCGTTCTTTGAAGTTCTTGGTGTAGAAATTCATTCGGTATCTGTAGGCCTCTTTTTTGGTAAGACCTGTTATAGCATCTCCGATCTCCAAGCTGTTGAGTGCTTGGGTAAATGCGTTCCTGTATTTTTTCCTGTCGCTTACGATAGGAACATCTTTAGTTATTTTGTAGTTCATTCTCTCTCCTTATGATAAATATTCTTCTAAAATTTCACGATTGTTTGATCGTTTTATTAACACTTCAAATAGTGTATTTAATGGTGTTAATTGATTGCTAAATACATCATCTTTAATGGTATCTAGTAATTCATATATTAATTCTTGATCAGACTTTTCTTTTGGCAATATTATTTTTGCTATTTCTCTACTCATTCTCTCTCCTTTTTTTATCAAATAGTTTTCTTTGTTGTTCATGTTCATCAATTTGCATCATGTCTATTAGATCTTCTGTCGTGTGCGGACTTGGTATCTTTTGTTCATGGTTAGTGTTAGACCATTGGATAAGTTCGCTATCATCTTTGTATATGATTTGAGTTTTCCAAGGCTTGTCCTCGCTTTTGCGTTCGTGCAGTAGCATCTTGATCCCTTTTCTCCATTCCTCCAAGCGAATGAGTTTGCGTTGTTGATCTACTTTATCTTTATACTGCGTCATGGTTCAGCTCCTTTGTTGATATTATGTTGACTTCTGTATAGTGTGGCTCTCCATCACATCCGTTAATTTCAGCTAATTTTTCAGCTTGATCTTTTGTTTTTGCTTTTATAATTAATTTATGGCTCTCAACCACATCAACTATTACTTCATAAGTTTTACTCATCTGACATATCCTCGCTGTTTGCTGTATCAAATAAATCTCCAACTGCTATGCTTATAACAGGAGTATCAGGATGATCATAGTCTTCATACTCATCCTCGTATTCTGAAATGAAAGCTACATTAAATTCTTCTGCAAGAGGATCTAAAATGTAGTCTTCATTGTTGCCACCATAACGGAATAGATCAATGACATTGTCTTGCTTGTCTGTAGCAAAGTGCAAACAATTTTCTTCACAAATAAAGTATCTAGTTCTTTTGCGATCTTTTTCTACAACAGTAAATCCTTGCTCTTGTAAAGATTTGCTGTTCTTTATATCTGCCAAAGGTATTGGCCTTGTTGGTCTGTAATATGTTGACATAGTTATTTCCCCCTTATATTTTTTTCGTTTTTAATTATGAAAGCTATCAATACTATTGAAAGTATTGAGTAGCTAATTATTTCTATTGTTGTCATACTAAGATCCCTCCCAATCAAATATATCTCCTGTAGTGCTTCCGTCATATTGCATATCTAAAAACTCTTCATAAGTTATTTGTTTAGTGTATTCAATACCTTTTTCTTTTAATTCTGTTTTATTGTCAAAGTTATTAGTAAGCCATACACCTGACGGATAAAAGCTAACATAAGTTAAAAATCCAAATTCATCATCTTCAAATGCTTGTTCATGTTCAGCATGAGTTTTGTAATGCCATTTATACCTACACCAACAAGATATTAAGGGTTGTTCGTTTTCTTTAATTATCATTCTGCCACCCCCTTTATTTTTGCGTAGTCATTACAATTAAAACAATAACCATTACGACTTGCGAAGTCTGTTATTGGACTGCCGTTCTGATCGTGCGTAGCCACATTCAAAGACTTACACTCCAAGCAATATGGTTTTTGGTTTTTAATCCACATTTGTTCATAGAACATATCTGCGTTCTCATAGTCTTGTTGTGCGTATGAGATTATGCTATCGATCATAAATTCTTTCTTGATCTTATTATTTACAATAGCGTTAAGTATTTTTTCTGAATCAACTCCATCATATTTTTCTAGCCATGCGTTTAGATCCTCAATGCTAATCATTTGCTTTCTCCCAATCAATAGGTTCTTC